TAACGTAACGGTTAATTCTACGAGCTTGAGAAAGTGGTTGATCAGTTCCCTCTTGGTGAGCATTACCAGTGATAATTAATGTATCAGTAATAAGAACCGCAGGAATAGATTCACCTGAAACAACAGGAGTAACAGCGAATGTTGAACCAGAAACAGCAGTTACTTGAGCCTCAACACCGTTTGGAAACTTAATCGTATCCTGTAAACGAACTGGATTAGTTGTTCCACCCATTGTGGTTGGAGGTGTTGGAACTACTAAGTAAGGAGAAATTGCTCCAGCTGGCCATGTGTAAGTGTAACCAGCAGCAACAGTTAAAGTAACAGCTGCATCAGGAGCTCCACCTGCATTTGCATCACACTTAACTACTTCATGCAACCAATCTTCTTCAGAGTGCATGTACTCAATACCTGAGATAGGGTTCCATCCGCCAAGCTCATTCATTAAGCCTGTCATGTTTTGATCTCCTAGAGCCTTGTACAATTTAGAATCGTACTGTGGCTTCAATAGGTTGTATAATTGTGCAGAACCTACCCAGTTGTGGGATGTTACTGCTTGTACCATGCTTGGTACGCTTGATAATGCCATTGTTTTTTAAAATTAAAATTGTTTATAAATGTTTTTCTGCTTCCTGTAAGGCTTTCACTCTCCAGTCAACTTTCGTTGATGTAGTTGAAGCGTTTGGCTCAAACTGGACATTTTTAATCGACTTAACCTCGGACTCCTTGCCCTTAGCTAAAGCGTTTTGGTGTGCTATNTTAATAATGTTGTCCTTATTCTTNTGGAACAATATCATCTCGTACACAGCCTTTTGATTTACTTTTCCATCCTTATCCGCAAATTGATTCCAAAAAACCGAAATATCTTTCGTCATTGACTTCATCATGTCAGCAGCATATTTCTTATCCGCATCAGACACTTCGAAATCAACCGTATCTTTGTCATCGATCCTTGTTGATAATTTTGAAGTTTTATTGGCAAGCTCCTCGTCAACAAATCTTTCCCAGTTGTCCTGTGCCTGTCTTTCTGACTCAGCCTTTTTCGACAATTGTGTTGGATCTGGTGTCTTAGAAAATGTTCTCTCATTTTTGTAATCAACTAACCACTCTCTATCCTTTAATGCATCACGCTTTAAAAGTTCGATGTTGTGCTGATCCTCATCAGTGAGATCCTCATCATCCTTGTCAACCCATTCGTCTAAGTTATATTTTTTATTCAACTCAAACTCTAAGCTTCTCGCAGATAATCCAGCGTAATCAGGGTGACGTTTCATCGCCTCTCTTCTGATTTCCAATGGATCGTCCATATTCTCAAAATCTTTTTCTTGTAATTCAAAGAACTCTTTGTCTAAATTGACACCCTTTTTTACAAGGTCATTCCAGTGTTTAACTTGCTCGCTTGCAAATTCTTCTTTCGGAGTCTTTACAATAGCTTCTACGTCTTCCCACTTATTAAATTTACCTTCGGTTCTTTCGGCTAACTCCTCCTCAAATGACTTGTAGGTTTTCGCTGCTGCTGAGTCCGAACCTGTATCAACAGGATCTGGTTTATTGTCTGTTAAAGTATTTGCTGGTTCAGCTGGTGGAGTAGACTCTACTGGCTTTGTTTCAACAATTGACTCTTTAATTACATTCTCAAAGCCCATCCCCGTTGTGTCAACTGGTGAGCCTTTAAATGCTTGATTTAATCCTGCTTGAATTTCTTCTTGTAATGAATCCATTTTGTTTTTTTTAATTAAATTTAACTACTAATAATTGCAAATATAAATTCTTATTTAAAATGATTATAAATTAGAGCTTATTTTAAAGCATTGCGGGTGTTCCCATCGCACCACTCATCTTTTCTTTTTCTAATTGATGGTTTTTACCTTGTTTGATTTCTTCACTAAGGTTAACTAAGTGACGATCTGCAACTTTACCTTCGTTGGCAACGTGCTGTGCAGCAACCTTACCTTGGTTAGCAGCATCTTGAACATCTTTTCTACCACCAGTATTAATGTAGGCAACAGTGTCTGCACCTTGATTTTTAAGTGATTGAAGTTGCATCTGTAGACTGTATTCAAACTCAAGTTTTCTCATATCAATCTCCGCTTGGGCATTGATGACAGCGATTTTATTTGCTGTTACAGCTTGATCTAATTGTGCCTGTGCTTGAGATGCAGCCTGTGCAGATTGCATCTGAACCTGACCATTGTTTTGTATGTCGGCAGTTTTAGCAGCTTGTGCATTCTTTCTATTTCTCTCCTCAAACAACACCATTAGTTGAGCAGCTGACTTAACGTCCTCCTTCAACACCTGACGAACACGAACAACATCAGATGGCATTAGTATACCCTGGTTAATACCAAGACCAATAAGGTTCTCAAGCTGAAGCTTCTCCTCCTCATCGGGTAGCAACTCAATGTTAATGGCAAACTGATTGTAAGCAATCTTTTTACCGTATGTTATTGTATCAGTTGAATACGATCCGATTGCATCCATGAATGCCTTGTTGTTATAAACAATGCTATCCTGTATCATTAGAGCAATTCTTTTTGCTTGACGGACAATAAGGTTATTAGCGAACTGATAAAGCGGTCTCAATGCATTGTTTGATGCTTGAGCTGCCATCTTCTGTAAACCAACTAAAGCCTCTGAGTCAGGAGAACTCGCATCAACTGCTGAGTTATATCCGATAACGTCATTCATCTTCTGAAGCTCTTGATTGTATGCCTGGAATAAAACAGCAAAGTCTCTTCCGATTCCATTCTGCAATGGCTCGATTACACGACCATTGATAGGGTTACCATTCTTATCACGACTTCTAAATGTGTATGATCCTGTTTGCTCGTACATCTTAGTAATCTCAATACCATCCATCTTGGAGTTATTAGGGTTACCCATACCAGAAACAATTGCATCCATACCCTCTAAGTCGATAGCCACACCAGGAGGCTTCGCTTTAATTAATAGCTGCTGAGTCTTTAAGTTGATCAAGTTAATCTGATCCTCGTGAGGAATCATTCTCTCAACAAGTGACTTGTTCTCCATGTCATAGATACCAGGAGCAACAATACATATTGGTAACTCCGCCTTTGGGCTATAGCTACCTGTTGCATTATCTCTCTCGATGTTTTCTGACATCTTATAGTTGAAGAGGTAAGATGTTCCAGGAACCCAAACCCCTTCGTATCTGTACTGATGTTGTTTTGAAATAACTTCAATTGCAGCAGATCTCTTGTCTGTCTTTAACTTTGCAAAGTATTTTCTTGCATCGTCAGATGTCTTTGCAACACCCTTTCCAACCTCAAGTTCTTCACCCTTAACCTTCCACATTGTGTCTGACTCAACAAGCACAATAACGTCTGGGGAAACCTCGTTTGTATAGTTGTCTGCTTTTTTATCAAAGAAGAATCCACCCTTTGGGTTAACCTTCTTTGTGCTAACGTCTCTATTAATTGTAAGGAAAAAGAATTCCATTACAGTAATGTTGAAGTTATAATAAGGACGAGATGCAGTTAATCCTGTGTTGTTGTAATAACCCTCATACGACAATGACCAGCTCCACAATGGGTTGTTATTTTTTCCAGCTTGCGTTTTTGCGATTTCAAACAACTGCTCATCCGTAAATTTCGGATTCATTTGAGCCAGCTCGTTTATAGTGTACTGCTTTAAAACACCTACATACTGAATGTTTTTAAAGTCTTCATATTTTGAATATGGAGTAATAACATCGACTGGATCTACATAGTCATATCTAATGTTTTTATTCTCATCGTAGTAACGGTATGTTGCTGCACGCTTGATTACAACCAAGTCACGCAGTATCTTTCTACGAATCTCCTCAGAGTCGTTGTTCTGGAAGACAAACTGTAAAGCCTTCTCCATTGCAATCGATGCAGCTGGCTTGTACTTTAACTTCAAGTCAAGCTCTGCCTCCTCATCCGTTTCTGGGATGTTTCTACTCTTATCAACCATAGAGATTCCTGTGGTCTGCTCCATTGACTCAGAAAACTCCTTTAGGAACATGTCAGCATAAAGCTTGTCTCTGTGCTTGTCAAATTCTGTCTTTGATTCTGGATCAATGGCATTACACTGAATCTTATAGTTTTGATTCATCATCCGTCCAACAATATTGTCAACGATTGTTGCAATTCTGTTAACTGGAGAGAAGTCAAGGTTTAAGTATGATGTGTCACCATTTAAGTCAAGGCGATCCTTGTACTTCTGTATGGATTCAAGTCCTTCAGCGTACTTCCTATTCATAATATCACGCTGTCTGCGTGTGTTAAATAGGGTACTATTCTTTGTATATTCCGACCAGATTGCTCTCGCATATCTTAATCCATATTCATCCTCAGCCTTCTCTTCTTTAGTTGCTAAGAATGATGGAAATGAAGAAATATTTTTGTCATCTGCCATTATAAGAGTAATTTAAAAACAAATATATATTTTTATTTAGAATGATTACAAATAGCACTCAAATAAACCCTAACAATTTTGTTATTAAAAAAACTTTATTTACATTTGCATCATGATATACAATCAAGAGCAAGCACTACATGAAATCTTTTGGGAAAACACATCAGCTTTGTCCCCAAAGTATTATGTATACAAGTCAAGACTTATAAAGGGTAAACTTTCTCAGAAGAAAATAAACGAGATACTTGCCGACAACAAGTTCGTACTTTCACAAGATGTTTTATATAAAAAAATTAAGAAGTAATGTACAACTACATAAAGAAGGCGATCTATATAAAGGTTGAGACAGACAGCAAGGTTTTCAATAAAGCCTTTAAAAGAAAGCTTAATGAGATAAATGTTCCAAACGATGAGAGCTGGGCAGCTGTAATGAACAGAGAGAATGAGTTCATCCGAATCATTAACGATGGGGCATATATCGACTTCAAAATCCAAAAGATATTCCTTGATCGAGACTATGTGATACGACTCGGGGACATCATCGACTTCGACAGACAAAAGACTCACACATACATAAACGTCAAAACAAATGTCACATGTGTGGCAACAACAATACAGGAGGCATCGAGCTTTTTAGGAGTAAACATAAGACACGTTAAAAAAGTAAAACTATGATTCAAGGATTAGACAACTACGTTAAATTAGAGCCAGTGTCACACACATACAAGGACACTGATGGGAATGATTATGAATCGGTATCGAAGTTTAGATCACCATTCAAGAAGGCATTCAACAAGGAGATGATCTCCAGTCAGGTTGCAAAGTCTGAGGGAAGAACAAAGCAGTCTGTGCTTGACGAGTGGGAGAGTAGAACAGACGAAGGAACCCGAATACATAACGCAATTGAAAGGTTTAACAAGACAACAGAGGTTCTTCCAGAGGATGAAGACCTTCGGGAGGCAATCCTTGACATCGTGTCACAGTACACAGGATACTACAGGGTATACAACGAGGTTGTTGTTTATGATGAAGAGAACAGGCTTGCTGGTACAATGGATCAACCAATGCAGGTAACATCAAGCAAGAAGTCTGTGATAGACCTCGTTGACTTCAAGACAAACTACCAGGGCATAAAGCAGAAGGAGATCGACAAGCATGGTAAGCTTAGAAATGATTACATGCTAGGATGCCTATCACACCTTCAGAACTCAAAGTACAATGACTATGCTATTCAGTTGTCTATCTACGCATACATGATGGAGAAGAAGACTGGGCTTAAGATTGGTCAGCTGTCAATACACTGGATAAACCCTGCAAATCCAATGCAGAACTTTCAGATACCTGTACCGTACATGAAGCACGAGGTGTTAGCGATGATACAGTGGAAGAAGGACAATGCAACACCGATAGTTCACCACGAGGTTGTAGCAACAAAGAAACAAGTGATAATAACTCAAGAAGAAAACTGGGACCTATGATAAGAAACTTTATAAAGATGAACATCGAATCGGCTCGGAAATTTCGACCTGATCCAAAACCAGAAAAGGTTGTAAAGGAAAAGAAGAAGGGGCTATCCTACAAGCGTAAGGCTACAGGGGAAAAGGAGCTGTTCCTTGAGATATGGAACGAGAGACCTCACTACTCTCAAATATCATTTGAGCCACTGGGAGAGCCATCACCAATAAACTTCCTCCACGTTATCCCAAAGGGGATGAACAAGTACCCTAAGTTTAAGCTTAACAAGCAGAACATTGTACTNGGNACAGATGAGGAACACTACCTCTGGGACCACAACAGGAAGGCAATCGAGAACAATCCAGAGTGGAAGTGGATGTTTGAACTTGAGNCTTCCCTAAAGGAACAATATAAAAATTTAAAATAATTCACTTTTTTTGTAACCTTTTTGAATTGCCTGCGTACAACTACCCAAAAACAATAACTATGGAAACAGCAATCGCATACATCAGAGTATCAACATCGGATCAGGAAGGCTCATTAGAGGTTCAAGAAAAACAAATCCGAGAGTACGCAAGGTTTAAGGGTATCACAATCTCTAAGTTCATCATTGACGAGGATGTCTCTGGGTTCACAGAACTTTACAAGAGAAAGGGTGGCTCGGAAATTAAGGCTGAACTCAACTCGGCAAACGCAATAATTGCAATCAAGCCAGACAGATTATTCAGAAATCTAAAGGATGCACTTATCACAGTTGACGAGTGGAACAGTAACGACATTGCACTGCACATCGTTGACATGGGTGGATCATCATTCACAACTAAGACAGCAATCGGTAGACTAATGTTCTCCACAATCATTTCATTTGCTGAGTTCGAGAGAAACATCACAGGAGAAAGAACTAAGGTTGTTCTTAAGAATAAGAAGGACACAAACAAGATCTACTCAAGACCAATGCTTGGCTTTGACAATGTTGATGGGAATCTTGTTCCAAACGAGTCAGAGCAAAAGATTATCAAGACGATAAAGGATCTGTCTGTAAACCACCGTCCAACAGGCATTGCAAACATCCTTAACGATGCTGGATATAGAACAAAGAACGGTAAAATGTTTTTACAGTCAACAGTTAACTACATCATTAAAAACGAAATCTATAAATAACATGAAGGTATTCAGATATAACAGGGACACAGTTTCCTTTGAAAAATTAAAGACTCGATCATACATAAAGCTAACACTAATAATCGTAGCACTACTTGCACTTGCATATGTTTTGGGAAGAATGAGCGATCAGTACATTATAAGGAACTACACCCACAACACAAACGTGATAAAGAAGTCTGTGCTGCATGGTGAGCCATTCAGCGAAGATGCCCTGGTAGAGCTGCTTAAGAGCTGCAACATTAAGTACCCGCATATCGTTCTCGCTCAGGCAAAGATTGAGTCGGCAAACTTTACAAGCAACATCTTCAAGAAGAACAATAACCTATTTGGGATGAAGCAGGCGAGAGTTCGTGTAACAACATCTCTTGGCACAAAGAATAATCACTCCTACTACAGGGACTGGATTGACTGCGTTTATGACTACGCAATGTACCAAGCGAATGTAATGTGCAACATCGACACAGAGGATGAATACTTTGCAAAGCTTGGTGATAAGTACGCTGAGGACAGCACATACGTCTCCACAGTAAAGAATGTAATAATCAAACAGAACCTAAAGAAAAACTTTGAAGAATAATATGAAAACACAAGAAGAAATAGAAGCAATGGCAAATGACTTTGTATCACTTGCTTTTAGCAAACAAGATTTGTATGATGGATTTATCAATGGCTATTTTCAATGTCAACAAGATATGGTTGAGAAATATACAGAGCAAGATATGATTAAATTTGCATTTGATACTTACTACCAAGAAGATATGGCTAAGAAATACACAGAGGAAGATATGAGAGAATGTTGGAGGGCTTGTCTAAACTTTAATAAACCAGCTGGATTAGATAGCGGAATAAATTATTCTGATTTTATCAACTCACTAAACAAACAAGACTAATGACAAAGAAAGAATTTAAGGAGATCATCGACCTTATGATCGAATCCTATGCAACACAACAGAAGGCATACGACATCGGCATCGACACACTAGATTTTAACCCTTCGGATGAGATGATAATAAACAAGCTCTGGAAGTATGTTCTTACAAAAGAAGGTTGTGACTGGCTTAACTGGTATCTATACGACAAGGATGGAATAAGCGGAAAACCAAAGAAGCACATGGAGGCACACGATGATGGAAAAGAAATATGTCAGTCGGTAGGCAAGCTGTACGAGTACCTGGTTAAACAAAAATACTTTAGGGTATCATAAATCTGTCCGAATTATAGCATATATTTGTGACGAACTATAGTGTCACAATTTTACAAATAATTGTGACAAATTATTGGCACTAAAACAAAAAAGTGCCGAAATATAGTTTTTAAACAAGGTTATATCCTTACATTTTTTTAAAATAGAAAGGGTATAACCATTATAACTTAATTTTGCATTATAACAAAGGGTGTGTTACAATGCATTCAAAAAAATTAATATGTTAGACATAACTACATGCAAAGGGCAAAATTGCCCAGTCAAAGACCAGTGCAAAAGATACACAGCTAAGGAATTATTGCTGCAATCTTACTTTATGGAATCTCCTATTAAGGATGGTAAATGTGATATGTATTGGGGTGAGGGTGCTGAATCAATTTTTAATCAGTTAAAAGAAATACTAAACAAACAAGACTAATGAAAACAGCAGTAGAATGGTTATTATTTGAACTATCAAAAAATGGATTATTACCTGATGGAATCCCAAGTGATATACACAACAAAGCCAAAGAAATGGAGAAAGAGCAGATAATTAGTGTTTACTGGGATGCATATAACGAAGGCAAATATAGCACAGATAAAACAGCAGAGGAATACTATAAAGAAATATTTAAAGAAGAGTAAGTTACCCCAGTTCTATGTATAAAAAAACTAACATTAACCCCAATTTTTAGCTATAATGTTGGCTATTACAAACATAAAGACGCATTTTTAGCTATAATGTTGGCTATTACAAACATAAAGACGCATTTTGTTTGTAATAGCCAACATTAAGTATATGCAAGAGCATACATTATAAATACACTAAATAGTGCCTCCTATTGCTCTTTCAATTGCTATTTCTAAAAATAATCGCACACTTACACACAAAAGAGCAGTATAGTGCACACTACATCTTATTTAATTCTGAGTAGATGGTTCCAGTTAGATACGCAATGTGCTCGTTGTCACCTGTGGGATTGAACTCCAATCCATGGTGTGAGCATATGTTCTGCACCAGGTGATACGTCTCGTGTGACAGCGTGTTCACATGCTCCGACTTATACTCCTCACACATGTTCATAAACATAAAGTGAACGCTTCCGTACTTTGTCTTCTCCTTAGCAACAAAGCCATACGCATCCCTATACTCACTCGCATCATAGCTCTCGCAGTCAACATTAATTCCCTTCAGAAACTTTATTACCTGGTCGTATCCCTTANCATCATTAAACCTNACAAAGCATATCTTGCTTGAGTATATCGGGAGGATGAACATCCTTAAATAAAAATTCTTTTTCTTGATCTCGAGTATAGTATCCATATCCTAAAGATACGGAATAATCACCCTCGACTAAAAGCTAAACTAAAATATATGTGTCAGCCTAGCTACCTGACCATACTTCGGGTGGTGAATGTATGCCTCTATAGCCTTTGGAGCACCCTCGTAGCCATTTCTGCTGTGCCATCCATCCGCACCACTCGCAGACCTTGAGCTCTCTATCGTTACCCCCTGGTAATCCTTCGCATTCTTATGGTGTACATGGTGAGTATAAATATATCTGTGCTTTGCCTTACTCCACCCCTTGCACTCGTGTGCCATTAGCAACGGAAGATCAGCGTTCTTTGCCCCATCACCATGTGTAGTCCCTATCAGATTGTCGTGGTAAACAAAATACTTCCTGTGCTTCATGTCCGTATCAAACGTAACATTCTTACTACCCTTGAACCATACCCTCAGCGTCTCAGCCAAAAACCATCCAGTCATATAGTCGTGGTTACTAACATTGTGTATCACATGAACATCCGCATAGGGCATCAGCTTCTCTATAATCTCCACATAAAGCTTCTCCGCCAACAGAAAGTTATCATACCACATCCCATCAGTATCCTGAGGTGTGCCACTCGTTGTCGTTCTCTTCGAATTGTCTGTGTGAAGTATATCATTACCTATAACCAAAACAATCTTNTCAACATTAAACCCATTCGCCTTCTCCAGCAACCCATCAACACCCTCACGAACCCTCCTTACAGCTATACTATTATTATACCTATCGTTAACCTCATACTCACTGCCCAACTTACCTATATGTATGTCAGCAGGATCAATAACCAAACAGTGCATGTCCTTCGACTTTACCCTCTTTATCACTGGGTACTTAGGACTGTGCCTATCCATATCCCTCAGCAGCTCACTCTTCAAGTCAACCAGCGACTTGGTGTTCGGCTTGGCAAACATACTGAAAACCTTACTCTTATACCAATAATGCTTTACCGTCATAGGATCTATCCCAGCTGTCTCACACTCCTCTTCCAACAACGACATCTGTACCCTATAATTCTTTATCAAGTCAACCTCGTCATCACTCAACCTAGGTCTGTTTAAACTGTCAGCCTCACCTAAATTTCTTTTGTTAGCCATGTGTAAGTTATTAGTTTCCGCAAACTTAAACATTATTATTCTAATATGCAAGATATATCCAAAAATCATCCCAAAGCCATACACATTCTATGAAAAATTCATGCAAAATATGCCAAAATTCTAAAAAAAGTTTGCCCTTAGACCAATGGCAGTGCACCATCCAGAAACACACCCTTAAAAAGGGTGGACACGATAGGGTGGATCGCTTTTAAGAATGAAAAACAGGGTGGATTCCTGGGGAAAAATGATTTACAGGAGTTAGGGACAGGGGTTAAACGTACCAAACGGGGGGGGGCTAGCCGTTCCGAAAGCAATTCTAACGCTATCGGGTGGGTATCGAATCGAGATTGAAAGCCTCGTTGAAACGAACCGAAACCGAATCGTAACAAGGGTTACAGAGCCGACTAACACAAACAAATGAGTTCTGTTTTGTTTTCTAAGCCGACATACCCTCTGATCAGTGCACTAACAAAGGAAACTAAATTATTTGGAGAACTGTTTTTATAACTGTATCTTTGTGCATGTGACTGAAGGATTTCCGTTTACCATCTTTCCTCACAGCACAGCAAATAACCGTAACTAAAACCGTATCACTATGGCAATCTTATACAGAGCGCAAGAGAATAACCCTATCGTCTTCAGAGGGAAGAAAGCAGGACTATCGAGAACAGACATTGCAAGGGCTTTAAACGTCAGTAATTTAACTCTGAGAGAATGGATACACAACCCCTATTTAATCCGCCTAGGAGATCTTTTAACCTTAGCGGGACTGTTTGGGATGTCTGTTGAAGAGCTAGTGTATATCCTAGTTAGAAACAAGCCGAATGTTGATGCTAGACTATCTAAAGAAAAAGAAGGTAAATGGTATATAGAGAGTATTAGAGAAAAGAATAAGTAAGATCATTAGGATGTCCCTTCGGGCAACCCGCTTTTTGTTCCAATCTCTGCCAAAAAAGGGCAGAGGATTTCCACTACAATCGGGCATATCTGCGGAATGTTTTAAGCACATTTTACATGAGATGCAAAAGGACGTTATCGGCAAAATTGAAAAACAAGAAAAAAGGGCTGTAACGTATAATCACAAAGGGCTGGATGCTATTTTCTCGATTTTTACCCTCTCATCTGGTAAGCATGTTTTTGGTCATTTTTGGTATTTATTCTTGAACATGACATGCAAAAAAGTCTTTATTCTTTCACGTCTATTTTAGTCTTATTTTTTACTGTTTATCTTGTATGTTTTTTTATAGCTTTAAAGAAAGAAAAGAAGTAAGAAACAACGAGTAAGAAACTGTTAAGAAAAGAAAGAAAAGTCCCCTAGGAAAAGTAATTTTCACGCTCTAAAATAGAGCATGTGTTCGGTCCAAAAATCATCTACAATTTAAGTTTAGGCAATAAGGAACAAAGGCCATACATTCCATGAGAACATCTGCTATACCTTGAATTCATATCGTTTATTTTTATTCATCACCTATATATATAAAAAGTAAAAGCCCTTTCCAATTTCTCGGAAGGGCTATTAATGAAAGGGCTTTACTAACAGTATACTGTTATTTTTGATGTAATACTTTAAATGCTTTTATTATCCTTCCGAGATAACAGCACAAACATACATAAAAACATAATACGAGCATAAAAAAAGCATCATTATTTTTAAAATAAGTCAAAAAATAGTCATTTCTTATTTAGAATCATTCTAAAGTTAGCCTCTACAGACCGCATAAACATTGTAAAAATGAAAATACTTTGCATTTTTATGCAATGTGTGTTTTAAAAATAAATATTTCTACATGCATTGATTTCATTATGTGTTCAGAGGTAGTGAAAAAGTGAAACCCTTTATCCATGCCGCTTGTGGGATTAGTATTGTCACCATATATTTGTATCAGAAAAACAAACAACTAAAAAACTAAAATTATGAAAACTCAAGTAACAAAATTAGAAATGGAATTATTAAATTTAATAAAACTTTATACAGAGGAACAATTTAGTAGTGATACCCCAATGTGGTGTTATACAAATGATATAGATACAGATATGGTTATTATGAGGGGAGTTATTAGTTCACTTATTAAAAAAGGAATTATAAATACTAAATCATACCAATCTACAAATGATGCTTTAGAAGTTGATTCAAAATATTATGAAGTAGGTGAAGATTATATTGCAAAGTTTATAACATTAGAAGTAAAATAAATAACAAAGGGGAGCAGTATCCTATCAACTGCATTAACTTTAAACACTAGAAATCATGTACACAAGAAAAGAAAAATTAGTTCTAAAATTAGCAATCCTTTATGTTATCACTGCTATCTGTTTACTGTTCATTTTACGATATTAAAAAAAAATGTAACCTTTCAAAATTATCAGCGTATAACGAGTATAAACAATCTAAAAACTAAAATTATGGAACTAATTAAAAAATTCAAACCGTCTCAGAAATTAACAAAAATTCAAGTAGAAGAAGCAATGAAAGAGGGAGCAATACTTTCACTGACTCGCAGCCCTTATCCTCGCTGGATTTTAACTTTTGCGGATGATACCTGCCATGAATACATTAGAAAAGATGCTACGGTGGGATTAGAAAACATTGAATTGTTTCATGTAGATAAATTTGCAGATTCTTATAGACTAAAAAAATAAATGTAACCTTTCAAAATAACATCCGTATAACAAGTATAAACAACTAAAACCTAAACACTATGAAAAATCTAACAGCAAAGCAAAAAATCACTAGCAACAGTCACTCCTTGAGACTCCGTAACATGATGAGTGATGAACTAAAAAAAGCGATCAGAGAGAATTTAAGTCAAGAGGTGATCACTTATTATCAGAGAGAAATTGACGAAATAAACGAGCATCTAGACAGTCTAGGCTTCAGAGATTAAAAAGTTAACTGATGAGTCCTGAATGGACGAAACGAGCAGAACATCGCTCGTCTTAACTAAAAAAATAAACACTATGAAAACTGACAAGCAATTACAATTTTTTTCTAAATGGAGAAACAAATGGATAGACTTCAAAAATCCTCCGACAGCAGAAGAGATGAAAAGTTATAGAGATCATAAATATGAGATCAGAGAAAAAAAATCAAAATAAATGTAACCTTAATTAAAATCCAGCGTATAACTAATAAAAACAAACAACATGAACGAATATAAAATTATCACACTGAGAGATGACAGCGAAAAGATCATCAAAGGTAACGAGGGCAAATTAAGACGATACATCTTCAATAATTACAGCGGAGACATTCAAAAAATACTCCGCCACACAGTGAAGGTGACAGTGAAAGAAGAGGGCGAAAGCGAATTTAAAGACTTCAAAACTGCATGGTAAAAAAAAATCAAAATAAATGTAACCTTTAAAAAATCACCCCGTATAACAAGTAAATTAACCACTAAAACTATAAACACTATGAAAACTGAAGACACAACAAATCCAACATTTTCCGTTACATTGATTCGCCACGAATTTGAAAAAATAAAAATTGATGTTTATAACTATAAACTTTATAGTGAAGCAGAAGAAATCGTCAAAATAATGTATTCAGACTTTTTTAATGCAGGATGGAAAATAAAAAAAATAAAAAAAGAAATGTAACCTTTCAAAAAATCCAGCGTATAACGAGTATAAACAATCTAAAAAATAAACACTATGAAAACTACAAGAGAAAAAATCGAAGCATCAATCCTGAGACAACAATACAGTCAACGAGGAGGCGGAGTCGAAATTGACCTATCAAAATTCGGCTTCAGAGAGGGAAGCAGAATGTCAGCCTATCAAAATTATTTAGGCGGTGGAATGTTGGGAAGCATTCAGACAAACCACAACATCTTCAGGACATCATTCACTACCACTGAAGCAAAAAAATTGGAAAGAATAGCTACGGAACTAGCAAAGTATTTCCACGATCTAACTAATCACGAGGACGATGAATGGGAGTCCGCATCCTTCGAAGAAAATCAAAACAGACCTTCATCTGCATACTAACTTTAAAAACTATAAAAATTATGAAAACAAAAAATCAATATCAAGATGGGAATTATTCATTCGAAAACAAATACAGCTATGCTCGTAAAAATATAAAGAATGACCATGTAAAATTAAAGGATGGTACATTAGTTCATGTAGATGAATTCGTTAAAAAAAATAACTTCAGCAGTTTTAAATTTGAATTAATAAACGAAAAAATTCAGAACATTGATGAAGCATTAAAACAAGCCCTAGAAACGGTTGAAAGTCTGCCCGACCAACAGAAGCACCTTGACGCTAGGTATTGGTTATTAAAACGCATAAAAGAGGCAGAAAAAGGTTAACTGAAGAGGATTCAATATCCGAAACGCTGTGAAGCGTCTTAACCAAATAAAAAAAAACACTATGAAAAATTCAAATTTCAACAGAAGATTCACCGTTCAGATCAGTGAACAAGGTACTACATGTTCAGTAAAAAATGTAACAGTAGAAAGGCTGACAGAGAAAAGAGACAGCGAATACGAGTGGATTTATTCTATTCAATCTGATTATCTAGATCAAATTCTCGATCTGAAGGTAGGAGAAAACATTTTCTTTCAACCGAATAGAGATGACAGTAAAAGTAAAGGGATCATAACAAGAATCTCTTAGTAACTAATAAAGAACGACTAACTAACTTAAAAAAAAACACTATGAAAAAGCTATTGAAACGTATCCAAAAAATGTTTGCATCTGACAAACAAGCAACACAAACAAGCCTCGAAAAAGAGTATATGAAGTATGAACGGTTTGCAAGGGTGGTGTTTGTATAAACACCCCCGACATTAACTGAGAACGACTAACTAACTTTAAAAAAAAATACTACCATGAGCGAAGAAATTAAAAAATTATTGCAAGGAATTCTGAAGCAATACATTGTCCATAACAACATAAAATTGGAGGACGCATGCATACTAAATGTCCGCTACAAAGAAAAAGGTTTTGAATATTTACAAGCCATTCAGAACGTAGTTAAAAAAGATGTCGAAAGTGCATCCCTAGGACTAAACACAAAACGGATGACACAATTACAGCAGAGAGCATTTAATACATCCTTGACGCATGGTTTAACGAAGTTAGCGGAGTATATGGTGACGGGAAGAGAGACAATAAACGAAATTAAATAAACACTAAAAAATAAACACTATGAAAACATACACATTTAATCTAGAAAGTAAATTAGGAACTATAGACTCAATTACTTTGTCGGGACCAAATAGAAGGTCAGCAAAACAATTTGCTAAATTTCTTCTCTACAAAAGGTTTAAACATAACTTTCCATCGGGAAATATTAAGACAACGTACATTGTTTAAAAAAGCCAAGGTAAACGAACATTAACTGAGAACGACTAACTAACTTAAAAAAATACTACCATGAAAACAGAAATTAATTTTAACAACAAAAATTGCGGATTTACTTTTGACCTAGAGGCAAAGGAAATTAACGGTTGGGACTTTACAGACAAGTATAACGATGTGAAGTGTTACAATAAGACAAGCAGATCGATCAAAAAAGCCTTAGCTAATTTGCAAAAGGAATTTAACGATGACCTATCAATGTATCAAGTGATGGACATTATCAGAAATTCGGGAGTAAAAATGCGTTCCTACTGCGGGATGGATTAAACAGCCAAGGTAAACGAACACTAACTGAGAACGACTAACTAAAACTAAAAAAAACTATGAAAACTTTCAAGACAATAGAACAAGCAGTTTCTTACATCAAAAATCTAAAGGGAAAAACTGTGGGAGACATCCTCTCCATAAAGTCAGAACTAATTAAAAAGAAGCTAACTAAGGTAAAGGGAACGTATATTTTTATAGATGAGTTTGACCTCCTCGCATAAAAAAAATAAAAATAAAACAAAAAAAACGTAACCTTTTTGAAAAGTATACGTACAAGGACTATAACTGAGAACGACTAACTAAAAAAACTAAAATTATGAACACAAAACAATCAATCACAAAGCTAGCAATTGAGAAAATTGCAAAAGAGAATCCAGCAGGATTTACCATCAACAAGAAGACCTTACAACCTATTTTGAAAGGATATGCTGTAGCTATTTTAGAGACGCAAGATAGTTTTGGGAGCGAGGGTTTAGATAAGGTAATGGAGTTTGCAAAGCCATCATTTGTGGATGCATACGGAGGGTGGCTGAACGAAAAAAACGGGGAGTATTACTACGATGCGGTGATGGTTCTTGATGACTTAAGGACTGCATTATTTTTAGGGTTCCGTAACAAACAAATAGCTATATTTGACCTTGAAAAAGGGAAGGAAATAAAATTGCTGAAGGAAGATATTGTTTAAAAAATTAGGGGCGGAGTTTAGTAGTGTTTTCTCCGTCCCCCCGAAAGGGCAAACAAAAATACACACAAATATATGGAACCAAAGATCGAATACATTACAATAGACTTTATGCTGTTTAACAAGGTTTTCTCGGGAGAGAACATCTACCAAGATCAAGAGGTAGCAATACGAGAGGCAAAGTTACTGAAGGCGGAGTTTGAGGTGGCGGGACTATACCCTTCCATAAGCATAGTCTTCAGCTACGAGGATGGGGAAATAACAGCATGGGACTTGGATTTATTAACATACATGAGGAACACTAACTAACACTAAAAAATAAACACTATGAAAAACGCAAAAGAACGCTTTGAAGAGATTAAAAAATTAATTGACTGTGATATGATTCCCGAGGGATGCGAAATGCGTCTATGGATTAATAACTGCACAAGAAAAGAACTTCTTACCCTTGGTGCTGAACTAGAAATTCTTTGCGAGGAAAGAAGCGATAGCAATCCAAAGATTCATCTCTATATTGAATACAAAGGTCACGACATTTATATGTGGGAATAAAGATGCCTAGAAAAGTTTTAAAGGTTGATTGGGGAAAACTGCTCATGCGGAAGAGGAGGTTAAAAGCCGAAGTAATGCCAATCATAAAATCAGATGTCCACACACCCATCTTCTGCTTTCCTATTTTATGACCAAATGGCGGAATGGTAGACGCATAATACTAAATGAGAGTGAGCTGATCCGATCTCTTATTGCAGGTTCGATTCCTGCTTTGGTCACCGAACATTAACTGAGAACGACTAACTAAAGAAACTATGAAGCTATTTAATTTAGAACTCGCAAGGGGAAAATTCTCCAAGGAGGTTGTTGCAAGGTGCGTCCCATACGCAATTGCAGTAAGTAAGAAGAAGCAACTAATTTCCAACGGAACTATTCCGAGGAACATTTGGATCGTTGCTGTAAAATAAAGTTTGTATTTTAAAACAATTTAATTATATTTGCAACCTAAACTAAAAAAAACCTATGCTACAACACGAACAAGATGATCTAAGCAGATCAAAGGAAATGGTACTACTACAGAGGGTACTAACTGTGATAAAGGATAACTTTTCCGATGCACACAACCAGATGAAGGGACGAACACAGTCAGACCAAACAATTATCGGAGGCACACTGACATCCCTTGAGATTGAGATCAAAAAAGAGATTAAACAATTAACAACTTACTAACCAAAAAAACCCTAAAACTATGACAATCAGATTAAACACACTAAACAAGCACGTTGAGTACCTTAATGGAATCAACGCACTGGCAATGGCTGACAGAATATATTATTCTGACATCACTAAGGCACGCTCAACATATGCGGTGGCTGGCTCCCTATTCACAACAGCAACAAAGTTAAACTACTTCACAAAGATTGACCGAGGAGTTTACAAGTCAAATGTTTCTCGATTTGAACCTAAGCATGCACGTGTTCTGATCGAGGCTGATGGCGAATACAAGAAGCTGTCTAGGGTATCCCCAACACGCAAGAAGAGATCAAGCAAGAAGAAGTACACTGGAGATGTGCTTAACGCTAAGGACTCTAAGGCAACATTTGAGTATATTTGGAAGAATCACCCCGAGGTGGAACGTAAGGCTCAGGACGTGTTTATCGGTGACGTTATCTCTCCATCTACAAAGGTGAAGCAGACAAGAAAGCGTAGAAAAGTTTTTAGTTTATTCTGGGGACTAGTTAAATTTAACTACTAATGAAGGAGACCGAATTTAACCCGCTTGAATCCACTGAGATAGTCGATCAGGTAAAGCAAGAGAAACAGAATGTGCTTGTTAATAGACTACACCCTCAGCAGGGGCATAAATGCTTCCAATACAATGTGCTAACAGACGAACTCAGCTACGCTAAGTTTACAGAGTCAAGCATCGACTTTGAGTCAGCAATTAATGGAAACGTAACCCCAAGGAGACGTGTTGACATCCAAGACAACTGCATGTACGTTACAGCGTTAAACTTTAAGAACGCAGTCAAGCACTTGTCCCGAATAATAGAAAAGAAAATTGAACCAGTGATCGTCCATTAGGGCGGTCACTTAATCTACTTAACTATGAAAAAGATTTTAATTGAAAGCACTGTGTGCCCTGTTAACCCTGCAAAAAATCAGAACGAATGGTTTAGATACATTGCAAAGGAGATGAGAAAAATTAAAAACATTAAGACAATAAAGCACACCGCATGAACACACTTAAAGCCAGATTAATAATTGTATTTATAACAGCTGTGCTTTTGGATGCTAATAGTATAGCGAGTTTTAGGTTCTTGATGGACAAGAATTGGATCGGGATGTTCATGATGGTATTCATTAATCCCTTTCTGTGCCTGCCGATGAACCACTATAACATTGAGGCGAAGTCGCTCAGGGATCGGATATACATAGCGATGGCATTTGCATCGGGATTTGGATTCGGAGTGATAACGATTAGACCATTCTTTATATGACCATTATACACGAGGTACAGCAGGTATTGTGGGTGACTACCCCGCATGGTGATGGACAGGTTCTGTTCCTTATGGACTACGGTATACACGAGAATACTATATGGGTGGTGGCTTTGGAAGACACAAGCGAAGTCAAGCATTACAATAGCACACAGATAAAATTATGTTGGAACAATACATTAAACTTTAACCTAAAAAAATAACATGACAAAAATAACTGTAATAGGAGCAGATCCTAAGAAGAAAGTGTTAAAGCCAATACACTTTGTGAAATACTTAAACGTATTGTGTGACTATGAGGATGTATACGATGTGAAAGATAATCCATGGGAAATGGAGATCATCGATGTTCACTTGGGAGCAACAACAAGGGAGATGGACACATTTGTTTGTGTCAGAAGGGATGGCACACGCTGTGTTATATTTGGACTCTTTAACGATGGTGTGGTTGGTGAGGAAGATAACCCTACAGTGATGGTCTCCCCCGACAGATACCCTCAGAAATCAACGTCCTTAGCATGATAGCGTTCATCGTGTTGGTGAGTGTGGCAATAATTGTCGCATCACTTGTGTACTGGAGCTGTTACTACTTTAACAAAAATAATCCCTTTAAGTAATGATAAAATGTGTTTGTATTGACAGCGACAATAAGCCTAAGGAAATTCCTATGGGTAAGTGGATACAGAGGGGTTTCTTCTACCACATAGATCACGTTTGGTATCATCCTGGGCAAGGCATTCAGGGTGTGTCACTGAAAGAGATCAGGTTAGGCAAGGAGTCTGCTCCATATGAATCGTTTAAGATGAGCCGATTTGCCATCCAAGAGAAGGATGTCGATCTGTTTATGGAACTAATGAAGTCCTGCTCGGAGCTTGATGACATTGACATCGAGGAGATAATGAAGCAGGGAGAAGTAAATGTTTTACAATAGAATAATAAACACATGAAGGCAAAGCACGAGTTTAAGACAGAGAGTGACTACATGAACTACCTAACCATATACTTTTCCTCTAAGCTAATAAACAACAACAGCCCAGAGGAGGCGGTGTCAAAGGCTTTGGAGTTGGTTGCCGAGTTAAGTTTTGCTATAAAGATGCACAGAGAGAAGTCAGAGAGGAAGGAGGTTAAGCCGATCCTTGAGAGAAAGAAAGACTTTGCATTGTCCATTCAGCCTTACCTTGACAAGTACGGGAAGAAGATGCTGAACGAGTTCTACGCTTATTGGACAGAGGAGACGCAGGGTAAGGACAAGCTTCGTGTTGAACTTCAGAAGACATGGAACGTAGAGAGAAGGTTAAGCACATGGAACGAAAACAATTCATCATTCACAAAGACAGCAACCACTAATAATCTACAGGGAACAATATGAGCAATCAATCGTATTTTAAAGTTACAGACGTTATCCAAGAACTCGATGATCTTCGTGAGTCGGGTTTGGTTAAGGGTGATCTGTGCGGACTTCCTGCACTTGATGACATCTTTACGCTCAAGAAGGGATACCCACTATTCGTTGCTGGGGCTCCTTACAGCGGTAAGACAGAGTTTGTGTTGGAGCTACTTGTCAATACCTCCATCATGTACGGGTGGAAGCACTTCATCTATGTTGGTGAGGGTGGTGACGTTCAGAACATATTTGCCGAGTTGATACACAAGTATTTGCAGAAGCCAGTGGCTATGACAAACCCCTACCACGCAGACTC